TCCAAAAGCGAGTCCAACGGAATGGATAGAATTCGAGACATTACCTTTAGAGTCTGTAAAACCCTTACCCGAATGTACATGTCAGGGTTCAGAGTGGATCGACTCGCCCTTCGAGTAGTTCGTAAAGAGTTTGAACAAGAGAAGACAGACATAGAGGGCAGGTTGTTTACACAGATACGAGAACTTATGGGGGACACTCCAATTAATCTTAATAGCCCAGAGCAAGTGTCTCAAGTTATATTTAGCAGGAAGATAATTGATAAGAAGGTTTGGGTTGATCTGTTTGACTACACTAATAACATGGCTGAGTTTAAGGCGGCAGTAGCATCTAACAGTACACTGATAAGAAAGACAACAGCATTTAGTTGTCCTACCTGTAATGGTATAGGTAGCAGATACAAAAAGAAGAAGGATGGCTCTGACTTTAAAAAGGCTAGTAAGTGTCCTGATTGTTTAAGTAGAGGCTATCAATTAAGGCAGACTAACAAACTCGCAGGTCTAGGATTTAATCCACTAAACAAAACTTGGGTAAGTGCTAATGGATTTAGTACAGGCAAAAGTATTTTAGATATGTTAATAGCTACGGCTAGAACAAAACGTATGACTGTAGCTATTCAATTCTTAGAAGATGTTAAACGATTGTCGGCTGTGTCAACATACCTATCATCATTTGTTGATGGCATTAGTAACTACACAAAAGAGGATGGTTTCTTACATGTAGGTTTAACACAACATATTACATCTACTGGTAGGTTCTCAGGACGTAACCCTAATATGCAGAACATGCCACGCGGTGGTACTTTTCCAGTGAAGCGTGTCTTTGTATCTCGATGGCAAGGCGGTCAAATATTAGAGGCAGACTTTGCACAGTTAGAGTTTCGTGTTGCGGCATATCTATCGCAGGATAAGACAGCAATGCAGGAGATAGCTACAGGGTTTGACGTACATGCCTACACAGCTAAAGTTATTAGTGATGCAGGGCAACCAACAACACGACAGGTAGCAAAGGGCCATACGTTTGCTCCTCTCTTCGGGGCTAGTGGGTTTGGTAGAAGCAGAGCAGAAGCAGCATACTATAGACACTTTAACCAGAAGTACGACGGTATAGCTAAGTGGCATAAGAAGTTAGGCAATGAAGCTATACAACAACGCAAGATAACTACACCATCAGGCCGCCAGTATGCATTTCCTGATGTTGAGCGTAGGCAGAATGGAACACCAACGCATTTCACTATGATAAAAAACTATCCAGTCCAAGGGTTTGCTACAGGAGATATTGTGCCAGTTGTTTTAATGGAGTTAGATGAAAGACTAAAGCCATTGAAGTCTTGCTTAGTTAATACTGTACATGACTCAACTGTAATTGATGTACATCCCAACGAAACAAATTATGTAATACAAATTATTACAGATCTAAATAATGACTTAGACCAAATCATCGAGGAGGCTTATGATGTAAAAATGAATGTACCAATGCTATTAGAAGCTAAGATAGGCCCGAATTGGCTTGACACAAAGGACGTATGAGAGTATAACTATAACTCTTTTCACATTTAAAAAACTAAAAGGTATACGCAATGAATATGGAACTTACAGTAAACGATAACTCAGGTCGAACAATGGCTGAGATGATGGGGGTAGATACCTCTGCAGGACCACAAAAGGCATCTAGTCTAGCTAGATTAAACATACTACATACAGCTTTGATGGGCGAAGTAGAGGTTGCAGGGAAACTTAGGAATACAGAGGTGTTACCTGTTGGTACTTTCTCTCTCAAGATAGATGAAGATATAATTTATGTAGCTAACCCAACCATTCGTGTATTTGCAATGCGGCAACAGTATGCAAAGTGGGATGCTGAGAACAATAAAATGGATAGGACCGTATTAGCTAATGATTTAAAGTCAGACCTTAAAGATAGTAGAGGTACTTTTAATATAGGTAGGCCACTAGGATTCGTTACTGATTGGGAAAATTTACCCCAGAAAACTAAAGATATAATGCGTGTTGTTAGACGTACTAAAGTAGTGTTTGGTACTATTAGTTTTAATGGTGCGGCTATGAATAGTAATGGGGAAGTTATTAAAGGTTACGATAGTGAGATACCGTTTATCTTTGATATAAAGAATAATACAAGTATTAAGTCTCTTGATGCGGCTGTTAAGTCTATATCTAAAACAGGTGCTATGCCTATTGCTTACGCTGTAGAACTAAGCGCACAAGCAGAGTCAATGCCTACAGGAGCGACGTTTGCTACTATGACATTTACAGTAAAAAATAAAGTTGATTTAGTAGAAGAAGACAGTACTACATTTCAATCTTTCCTTGATTGGATTGAGTGGTCAAATTCTTTTATTCTAGCTAAGTGGGATGAAAATAATAAACAAGCTATGGCAGCTAATGATGGAGACTTGGTTGCAGACTTTGTTGACGTTGAAGGCACTGCTGTTTAATGGAGAAGTTATCTGAGGCAGGACATTGGTATGATAGCGAAGGAGCCGCTACTTATACTATCATAGGAGCCAACGGCACAGAAAGGAACACTACTCTTAAAGATGCAAGAAAGCATGGATATGTTCCCTCTGTCACAACAATAATAGGGATGGCTGCAAAGCCATCTCTTGAGAACTGGAAGATAAATCAAGCACTTAACTCTGCAATAACTTTAAAGCAACACCCAAACGAAACATTAGCTGCTTTTACTTACAGGTGCAAACAAGACTCTAAAGAGATTGGCAAAAAAGCCGCAGAACGTGGTACAATCATTCATGCCATGATTGAACAAGGGTTTATGGGTGGCAAAGAAACTAAAGCCTACAAAGTTATTAAGCAGTACTTAGATGAAAACTTTCCTGATGAAGAATGGGTTGCGGAAGACTCATTCTGCTCAACAGATGGGTACGGAGGCAAGATAGATTTGTACTCTAAGTCAGGAATATTTGTTGACTTTAAGACTAAGGATGGGTTAAAAGATAAGCAGGCATCTAAACTCGTTTATGATGATCACGGGATGCAACTATCTGCTTATGCAGAGGGCTGTAACTTTAAAGAACCAGAAAGAGTATCTATATTTGTAGATAGAGAAGACCCAGAGCTAATAGCTGTATATAAGTGGGATAAAGAAACCCATGTAAGGCACATGTCTATGTTCAACAGTCTTCTTTCTTACTGGAAATTAGTAAAAAAATATGATCCATCAGAGATCTTAAAAAATAATAAAGATGAGGCAGCATAATGGTAAAGATGACACTCGAAGGTACAGACTACAATACAGATGATATGACTGATGAACAAAAAGAATTAATTGAAGTTCTAAAAGTTAATACAACTACATCGAATATAGTCAATCATATGTTACAATGTGTGAACGCAATAGGTAGAGTTAAAATTGATGAATTAAAGGCTCTCCTAACAGATGGTAAAAAAGAAACGTAGTACCCGAAAGCATAACTCTAGGCGTTACAGAAGTGGCTTAGAGGAAACACTCTCCGACTACCTAACACATCACCAAAAAGAAATACGCTACGAACTGTTGAAAGTTCAGTGGGAGGATTTGAGGTATCGTACTTACACACCTGACTTCCAGTTAGACAACGGAATTATAGTTGAAGCTAAAGGGTTGTTCGATAATGATGACAAACGCAAGCATTTAGCTATCCAAAAGCAACACCCTGAGTTAGACATACGCTTTGTATTTTCTAACGCCCAAGCTAAGTTGTATAAAGGTTCTAAGACTAGATACTCAGGGTGGTGTGAGAAGAACAACTTTAAGTGGGCGCACAGAGTTATACCTATGGACTGGCTAACAGAAAAAGGTAGGTGTACTTCCGATACTGTGATAAAGTTAAAAACAAAAAGAAAGGATATATGATGGGCTATACACTAGCCGACGATGAAGTTGCTCTTATACTTCGCCCCATAAGTTTTGATAAAGACGGGACTTGGAGTGGTTTAATATCAACAGGATTAGCAATGGGTCCAGAAAGTAAGGTTGATAAAGAAATACTTAGTGACTTAATTAAGTGTGCTACTTTTCTAAGTGCTTTTTTAGATGTTGCACACGAATACCCTGACATTATGGAGATTGTAGAAGAACGTAGAGATCTAATGATTAAGATGTTTGAAGATGACGCGCAAGAAGAAGCTAACGGTTTAGCAGAAGTAGAAGTAACAACTCAAGGGGGCAATGTTATAAAATTTGGCCCTACAACAAAGACGAAAGGTAGCGCGTGACTGAAGATATGGTAAATCAACCCCCTCATTATAATCACGCTGGCATAGAGTGCATTGAAGCTATTGAAGCTGCACTTTCTCCAGAAGAGTTTCGGGGATACTGTAAAGGTAACATTATTAAATATACTTGGCGTGAGGGGTATAAGAATGGTGATGAAGATTTAAATAAAGCCGCGTGGTATATGGAAAGATTACGTACTTATGAGGCACGTATGGCGGAAAAAGGATGATTTATAAATCTTTTTATGTGTCCTTTACATTAAAGGTAGATGAAGAAGGAAATGTCCTATCTTTAGTTGCTGATGATCACCCAAGAGAAGTAGCAGAATCTATATCAAATGCACTCCACGATATTGACGACATAAAAGTAGAAAAGATAAACGTAAAAGAAAGACGATAGCTTGGGCAAAAGATCTAACTTTGAAAGAGTTGAACGGGATTTCTATCCTACACCTATATCTGCAGTCGTGCCTTTAGTCCCTTACTTACCACAGGATTTCTATTATGTAGAGCCTTGTGCAGGGGATGGTAGACTAATTGATAATCTTAAAACTTTAACAAATGGTGTCTGTATTAACGCTACGGATATTGAACCTCGTTTAGATAAAGGCATTAGTAAAGAAGATGCTTTGACGATTAAGTGGGACACATATAAACATAATACCTATTGCATTACTAATCCCCCTTGGGATCGAAATACCCTACATCCTTTAATAGAAAATTTTATAGCCTCTGGAAAGACTTGGCTTTTGTTTGATGCAGACTGGATGCATACACGCCAAGCTATACCTTACCTAAAGTATTGTAAGACAATTGTAAGTGTCGGCAGGGTAAAATGGATAGAAGGAAGTAAGAATACGGGTAAAGATAACTGTGCCTGGTACTTATTTGATTTAAAAAACAAAACAGCAACAGAATTTTTTGGCAGATTATAAGGGAAAACAAAATGTCTAATAACTACTTACCAACTGACTATCAATCATTTATACACAAATCACGGTATGCTAGGTGGCTAGACACTGAGGGTCGTAGAGAAAGCTGGGACGAAACGGTGTCTAGGTATGTAGATCAAGTATGCGATATTAATGGTATGGACACTGCCACACAAAAAGAATTGTATGATGCAATAATCTCTCTTGAAGTTATGCCATCTATGAGGGCAATGATGTGTGCAGGCCCAAGTTTATCAAGGGATAACACAGCAGGATACAACTGTAGCTACCTACCTATAGATGATCCTAAAAGTTTTGATGAAGCTATGTTTATCTTAATGTGCGGAACAGGGGTAGGCTTTAGTGTTGAACGACAATACATATCTAAGTTACCCGAAGTGCCTACACTGTTTGATAGTGACACAATTATTATAGTTAAAGATAGTAAAGAAGGTTGGTCAAAAGCATTTAGACAGGTCCTAGCATTACTATGGGCAGGGGAGATACCTAAGTGGAATACATCTCTTGTCAGACCTGCAGGAGCTAAACTAAAAACATTTGGTGGAAGAGCTTCTGGCCCAGCACCATTGATAGACTTGTTTAACTTTTGTGTAGCCACATTTAAGGGCGCACAAAACCGCAGACTGTCGAGTATTGAGTGCCACGATATTATGTGTAAAGTTGGTGAGATTGTAGTCAGCGGGGGTGTTAGGCGTAGTGCTATGATCTCTTTGTCAAACTTATCAGATGACCGTATGCGCCACGCCAAGTCAGGAAATTGGTGGGAGACCGCAGGACATCGAGCATTAGCTAACAACTCAGTTAGTTATACTGAAAAGCCAGATATGGAAACATTCTTGCGTGAATGGACTGCGTTAGTAGAAAGCAAATCAGGCGAACGAGGTATCTTCAACAGGCAGGCGGCACAAAAACAAGCAGCTAAGAATAATAGGCGTGATCCTAATTGGGAGTTTGGAACAAATCCTTGTAGCGAGATAATTTTACGAGGCCCTAAAATAGATATAAAAACAGGGCAACCCATTACTGGCACAGGAGGACAGTTTTGTAATTTAAGTGAGGTAGTAGTGCGAGCCACAGACGATTTAAAGAGCCTAACTAATAAAGTTAGACTAGCTACAATAATTGGTACATTACAATCTACTCTAACTAAGTTCCCATATCTACGTAAAGTCTGGCAGAATAACACAGAAGAAGAAAGACTACTGGGTGTTTCACTTACAGGTATAATGGACAACCCATTACTTACAGCTAAGAACAAAGGACTAGCACAAACGCTAGATCATCTTCGTCTTGTTGCTGTTGATACTAACAAGGAATGGGCAGAGCGTTTAGGTGTGCAGCAGTCTACTGCTATTACTTGCGTCAAGCCTAGTGGAACTGTATCACAACTTGTAGACAGTGCGTCTGGCATCCACGCTAGACACAGCCAGTATTATCATAGGACTGTTAGAGGTGACAACAAAGATCCTATTACCCAGTTTATGAAAGACCAGGGTATACCTTCAGAGTTATGCGTAATGAAGCCAGATACTACCACTGTGTTTACGTTTCCGATTGCGTCACCTAAAAATGCTGTAACTCGTAACGACATGACAGCCATAGATCAACTAGAGATGTGGTTAACCTATCAACGGCACTGGTGTGAACACAAGCCTTCTGTAACCATTTCAGTTATGGATGACGAATGGCTAGAGGTAGGTGCTTTTGTATATAAGAATTTTGATGAGATGAGTGGTGTGTCTTTTCTGCCACACTCAGATCATACCTATCAGCAA